GCGGCAAGATGGGCAAGCGGGCCCCGAAGATGGATGCCGGCCTGTCGCGGGAAGACTTCATCAACCGTGCCGAAGAGGCGATGGGCGACACGGAGTTCTAGGTGGCGCTCACGCCGGAACAGCACGCGATGCGAGACGTCACCGCGATGATGCGGTCGCGCTACTACCAGCAGATGCATCGCTACCTCGTGCAACGCCGGGAGGAACTCTTCACCGAGGAACCCGAGACGGAGTTCGCGCTCGCCATGAATCGCGGCGCCATCCGCGAGGTGACGCGCCAACTCAAGCATCCCGAGCTCGTGCTGCACGCGCTCGCCGTCGCGAAGACGGCCACCGAGGAACTGACGCCGGAGATGCCGGAGACCGCCGAGGAGAATCCCTGGCTCCGCGGCATCCTGGGCGGCGCCACCGGCACAGGAGACGATCTTGCCTGACGACCTGAAACCCGAAGGCGAAGCGCCCGATCCCGCCGCCGAGATGGCACAGCTCCGGGCGGAACTCGCGGAGGCGAAGTCGCGCGGGAAAGTCTTCGAGGACACCTTGAAGGCGCTGCAGCCGGTGCGGTCGGACGACAACCAGCCGCGCTCCTACGACTACCAGACCCCGGCAATCGATCCCGATGTCCGGACCCGGATCAAGAATCGGCTCGGCTGGGACGATGCCACGGTCGATTCCCACTGGCAGATCATCGGCACGTTCTTCTCGGAGATCGGCCGCCCGATCGTCGGCGCCGTCGCAGAACTCGCCGACCGCTCCGACTGGACCCGGGCGCGGCTGACCAAGAAGGACTACGAGGAGATCGAGAAGGACGTCGAGGACGAATACAAGAAGCGGATTCGCGAGGGACGGCCGGCGTCCCGCTCCGACCTGTACGAAGCCGTCCGGTCCCGGCCGGAATGGCGCCAGAAGGACATGGAGAAGGAACTTGCCAAGCGCGAGTCCGACTCCAAGGCGCGCACCGCCGCCACGAAGGCCGCGGAGACCGAGGGCGCGACGTCTGGCGGCGTCGCGTCCGCGCGCCCGACGCAGCTCTCGAAGACATCCGACAAGGACATGACGGCTGACAAGTTCGCGACGCTGTCGCTCGAGGACAAGGAAGCATGGCTCGAAGGGAAAACCTTCTGACCAGAGGGGAATAGCGCATGGATACTACAGGCACACTCGCCGCGGACCTCGTCCCGCTCGTCATCAAGGAGAAGATGCTTTCTCTGGCCGAGAAAGACCTCGTCTTCTTCGAGATCGCGGACAAGGAGACGCTGCCCGAGGGACAAGGGAAGACGATCCAGTTCACGCGCTACGAGCGCCTCTCGCTGCCGACCGCACCGGCGCAGGAAGGCGTGACCCCCGTCGAGCAGCCGCTGTCGACCTCGGTGGTGCAGGCGGTCGTCGATCAGTGGGTCGCCGTCGTCGTCCTGACGGACGTCGCGGTACTCACCGTCAGACATCCCGTCCTGAAGGTCGCGCAGGATCGGCTGGGCCATCAGCACGACGAGACGGTGGATCGCGAGATCCAGAAGGTCTTGATGGGCTCGTCGAACGTGTTCTTCCCGAATGGCGAAGCGAACCGGGCGAGTCTGGTCCGGGCCGACGTCGTATCGACCGACGTGGTCCGGACGGTGGTGGCGCAGCTCAGGATCAACGGGGCCATGCCGTTCGTCGAGGCGAAGTTCATCGGCGTGGTCGATCCCTGGGTGGAGATGGACCTCTCCAAGGACGGCACATTCATCAATGCCGCCTCGTACTCCAACCTGAAGCAGCTGCTCGTCGGCGAGATCGGCGACTGGATGGGGGTGCGCTGGAAGCGGTCCAACTTCATCCCGATCCTGTCGACGCTCGCGGCCACCAACTTCACCTTCTCCTTCCAGGATGTCGGCGCCCCGCAGGCGAACTGCACGAACTTCACCGCAGGCTCGACGACCCTCATGCAGGTGACACAGCTGGACCCGGTCTCCGGGTTTGAGACCCTGATCGGCGTGTCGAATTCGGTGACCAACGCCGGCACGTTCTCGGCCCGTGTGGTCATTGGCTCGGCGCAGGCGACCGGGACGTACAACGTGTACTGCTCGCTGAACAACGGGTCCGTCGCGACCCTCCAACTGCAGGTGGCGCACGTCTCGGGGACGGCGAACACGATCACGTTCGTCGCGGCCTCCACGGCCCTCCCGGCCGGCTACTTCGTTGCGCAGGCGACGGGTCCGGTGGCCCCGCCGGCGGTGCCCGCCTCCATCAACGTGCATCTGTCCTACGTGTTCGGCAAGGAGGCGTTCGGAATCACCGAACTCGCCGGGCTCCAGACGTTCTTGACGCCGCCGGTGCCGAGCGATTCCGACCCCGCGGTGCAGCGTCGGAAGGCGTCTTGGAAGCAGATCTTCAAGGCCGTCATCAAGAACACGAACTTCTATCAGCGGATCGAGTCCGCAAGCGCGTTCAACTGATGGACGACGTGACGCCTGAGGCGCCGCCGAAGCGCAAGCCGGGGCGGCCGAGGAAGGACGCCGCGCCGCAGCCGGCGGCACTGACGGTCGACGATCTCGCCAAGCTGGCGGCGGCGCTGAAGGATACGGTGCAGGCGCCGCCGGTGGTCGCCGACGACGAGCCGCCGCGGATTCCGACCCCGAAGACGCCGGAAGAGGTCGCGATGCTGAACGACCAGATCCGGGACCTCGGGACGGACTTCGAGGATCCCGATATCTCGAAGGAGCGCCGGGAACTCTACAAGGCGATCCGGGCATCGTCCCACGTCGCCCGCTGCCCGCGGTGCTGGGAAGCCAAGCAGGCCGGGAAGCCGATAACGGTCACGATCGACGTCCCGCATCCCAAGGGTGCCGGCCGGCAGAATGCGTCCTTCCGGATCAACGGCCAGTTCTATCCGAAGGGGCAGCATGTCGTGAAGCGGTGCGAGGCCGCCACGCTCGCCTGGCTGATCGACCAGAACTACCGGGTCGACCGGGAGCGGATGGGCCCGAACGGCGACGGCGAAGGGAAGGTCTACCGATTCGATCTCGAGCGCGGGATCGTCGGCGAGATGGCGCGGGTGATTCGCGGCGATGACTGACCGCAAGCCGACGTATAACTGCCGGTTCGTCAAGGGCACCGGGAGCGGCGAGCAGATCGAGGTCGTGTTTGCCGCGACCGACGAGGGCGATCTGCGGACCAAGCTCAGTCATGCGGTGAAGGTCTGCGAGGCGCGCTTGAAGGCGAGCAACACCGAGGTGCTCGAGGTCGCGGACGCCGTCAAGGCGAAGGTCGGCGAGATCCGCGCGGCGATTCGGCGCGATCTCGAGAACGAGGGCTGGTTGCCGCCCGCAGGAGGCGCGAGCAATGGCGACGCTCCCCACGGGCCAGCTCACGTTCGGCCAGATCCGTGACATCGCGCTCCGGCGCGCGGGCAACCCGGGTATCGTTGCCGACGCCGGAACGTACCTGACCCAGATCCTGTATGAGCTCTATACGGGCTGGGAGTGGCCGTTCCTCAACGCGCAGGCCGTCGTCTCGCTCCTCGGGCCGACGTTCATCCTGCCGGCTGACTTCCTCAAGACGCAAGACGATCGCGGCCTGACGCTGCTGACGGTCAATGGCGCGTCGCCCAACGGGCAGGCGGTCAATGAGACCGATCCGTTCACCTTCACCGCGGTGAACGTGTCGACGAGCACGGGCGCTCCACAGCTCTGGTACGCGGATCGGCAGCAGGGTCTCGGGTTCCTCTTCCCCAATCCGACCGGGTTCACGATCACCGCGCTCTTGCGGTACAAGCAGCTGCCGACCGCGGATGTGGCACCGCCGTTGTCGTCGAATCCCAACTCGAAGGATGCGACGGTGCCGGTGTTCCCGTACCACATGTACTTGATCCAGCATCTCTTCTGCGAGGTGCTGAAGTTCGAGAACGACCCGCGGATGGTCGTGCAGGAGCAGCTGCGGGACAAGCAGTTCACGCTGCTGCGCCAGTCCGCCATGCCGCTCTACTCGCAGATTCCGGTCATCCCGCTGGATGACGATATCTTCGGGGCGACGTTCACGTCGGACGGCGGCGGCGAGGACTTCTAGGGATGCCCGGCGACGCGGAAATCCCGATCGGGATGCGCCAGTGGGTTGGGGTCAACCTCGAAGACGACCCGACGACCCTGCCGCCGAACCAGCTGCAGAAGTGCCAGAACTTCATCCCGGCGCCGACCTATGCACTCCGGAAGCGCCCGGGCACGGCCTCGTTCGTCACATGGGCGTCGAACGCTGGGCATCCGCCGCTCGGCTGCACGTCGATGGTCCGCGCGATCGACAACTCGGGGAGTCTCTACCTCTACGGCTACGTGCAGCACGTCGGCGGCGATGCGTTGCAGGTATCGATCAACGGTGGCGCGCCGGCGGTCGTGACGGGCGGGGTGTTCGCCTCGACGACGGCGACGGGCCGGCTCCACCTGATGAATGCCACGATCTACGCCGGCAACGGCGTCGATCCGATGAAGCGAGCGCTGGTCGGTGGCACGGCATCGAACCTCGCGCCGCCGGGGCTGGGGAACGACACCGGGCAGAGTGCCGTGCTGACCGCGGACGCGGCGAGTGAACTCCTGACGGGACAGTATTCGTATCGCTGGGCGGTCTACGATACCTCGACGCAGTCGTTCCCGTTCATCGCGCCCGTAGAGACGGTGACGGTGAGCGGCCGGAACGGCGTGACCTTCACCGCCCCGCAGGCGGGTGCCCCGGCCACGGTGCTGACCGGGACCCAAAAATGGCATCTGTTCGTCGCGGATGTGAATAACCCGATCGAGTTCGCGTTCGATCAGACCGCCACGGGGTTAGCGGCGGCAGCGACGTTCCTGATGTCGACGCTCGACCAAACCAGTACGCCGGTGCCGATCCCGTCGACCTTGAGTCCGACCGGGAACCAGCTGATCGACCACTTGGGGCGCCTGTTCTTCGCTGGCGACCAGAACAACAAGCGTCTCGTGCGGGCGACGAACGTGCTCCTGCAGGGATTGGAGCAGCAGCTGTTCAATCAGGCGGACTTCTTCCCGGCGAATGCGTTCGTGCAGGTGGACGACACGGTGACGGGGATCGGCATCGCGTCGCTGTCGACCGCCGGCCAGTCGCCCACCGGGCCGCTCGTCGTCACGACGAAGGGCGGCACGTGGCTCTTGATCGGCGACATCCTGAACGACCCGACCGAGTCGTTCATCCAGATCTCGGATAGCATCGGCTGCGTCGCCTTCCCGACGATGGTGAACACGCCGGTGGGACTCATCATGCTCGGCACGACGTCGGTCTACCTCGTGGTGCCGGAAACGACTGAGCCCGTCGACATCGGGTGGCCGATCGAGACCGCGATCCGGCAGCTGACGGCGTTGCAGCAGGCGCAATGCACGGCGGCGTACCATCAGGGCTTCTACAAGCTCTGCATCCCGGGCGCGGGGGCGGTCACGAACACGACGGAGTGGTGGCTCGATCTCCGGCCCCGGATGCGTGGCACGTTGACGACCTTCCCGTCGTGGTGGGGGCCGATGCTGACCGCCGCCCCGCTGACGGCAATCGCGACCAGCGTCTACGATGCGGCGGGAGATGTCGGCTTCGGCGCCATTGCGGGGGGTGGCACCGTCGTGCTCCTCCAGCAAGCGGGGGTCTTCACCGATAACGGAACAACGATCCAGTCGTCGATCATCACGGCGCGGCATACCGGGGGGGCACCATTCCTCCGCAAACGGGTGAAGCGGGTCCGGGCGATTGTGCAGGTCGGTGCGATGACCCTGATGCCGACCACCATCCGGGTCGATCAGAATCAGACGGTGACGTCGGCACTGGACATCACGCAGGTGCCGGGCGGCATCTGGGACGTTGGCATCTGGGACGTCGCCGTGTGGGGCTCCGACATCTTCCAGGAAGCCGACACGCAGACGGGCCCGACGCCGATCGCGGTGGAGACGCAAGGGCAGGCGATGGAGGTCCAGATCGATCACAACCTGCACCAGGACATCATCCTCCGCGACCTCGAACTCCGCTGGCAGATCATTCAGCGGCAGGTGGCCTGACGATGCCGACCTTCCTCCGACCCGTCAAAACGCTGGGCAACCGGGAATATGCGCTTGAGAAGGCGGCGAACCCGAACGAGCCGATCAAGTCTGCCGAGGTCGATGCCGACTTGGACACCATCTACGCGGGTGTGAATGGTAACCTCGATACGACGAACCTGTCGTCGATCGCGGGCATTCTCGGCAGCCAGCTGTCTGGCTCGGCGGGAATAACGGGGGCGCAGATCGCCACCGGCACGATCGGCGGGACGAACATCGCGCCGACCACGATCAACACATCGAATCTCGTCCAGGGAGCGGCGGTTAATCAGTTTGCGACGGCCTCGGCCACGACGAACCTCAATTTCTCGACGGTAGAGACGACTCTCGTCACGCTGCCATCGATCACAACACGGGGCGGCTTGGTGCTGCTCACCGGGTCGTTGGGTCTCTTTCTGACCCAATCGGGCAGTTCGGGATCGACAATTACGCTTCGGGTGAAGCGGACGAGCACGATCTACACGGTGATCTTTGTCGTTTCTAACAGCAATGCCTCGACGGTCATCACGCCGATACCGACCCCGCTCTTCATAGAGCTACCCACGCCCGGCACCTACACCTATACGATCACGGGGCAGTCGAGTAGTAGCGCGGTGACGATCAACACGCCGCCCACCAATGCGGGTGCAGCCTTCGTGATGGAGTTCGCCTGATGCAGATTCGGCCGCTCGTCCTGACCGATCTCCCCGATCTCCGGCGCGGCTATGCGGCCTTCCTGATCGAGCAACGGGAGAAGTGTCCCGGCGCCTATCCTGTCTTCGACACCGAGGAGCTCGACAACTTCGTCGTGACGGTCGTTCGTGGGTTCCAGTCGCATCAGTTCGCCATCTGGGTTGCCGAGGCCGCGGGCCAGCAGTTCGTCGGCTTCTGCGGCGCCGAGATCATCGAGCGCCCCGTGTCGAAGCCGCATCGCTACGGCTACGTCGATTGGCTCTGGGTCGATCCGACGTGCCGCCAGCAGGGCGTCGGCAAGGCGCTCGCGGCGGCCTGCATGCGCTGGTACGCCGCGGCCGGGATCGATGCCATCGAGATCCACGCAGTCGCCGGGGATCCCCAGTGGGAGCGCCGCGGCTGGACCGTGCTCCGGACGCATCTCATGAATCCGCGGCTCAAGATCGAGGCGTGGGCGGCGGCGCCTGTGGCCCACGATGGGCCGCCGGAGACCCCGCCGCCGCCCAAACGGAAACGGGGCCGGCCGCGCAAGCAGCCGCAGGTGAATGGACACGACGATGCGCGATAGCAGACGCTACCACCGGCGAGGCAGGGGCCCGCGGGTTCGCGGGTTCAACTTCGGCTCCGGCTCGAGCCGGCCGGAGATCCTGAACCCCTTCGGCAACCTGCCGCGGCACATCGCCCACCAGGACTACCAGCAAGCCATCCAGCCGTTCTTGCAGGGGCTCGGCTACGGCGGGGGGCAAGGCCCGCTTGCCGGCATCCTCGGGCAGCTGACGGGAGGTGGTGGTGGTGGGGCCGGCTTCGCCCCGATGGCGGGCGGGAACATGGGATCGTTCCTCGGGGGTCTGCTGCCTGGCTTGCAGGGCGTTGGGCAGGAAGCCGCGACGACGGGCACGAACGCGTTCAACCAGCTGCAGGGACAGGTGGACAACCTGCTCAACTCGTTGCCGGGCTATCAGACGCAGGCGAACAACCTCTTCGGGCAGGGGCAAGGACAACTGCAGAACTTCCTCGGGCAGCTGCCGGGCTTCCAGCAGACCGCGCAGGGGGGCGTCGGCGCCATCAATCAGGGGCTCGGCACCGTCGGGCAGGCGGGGCAGACGTTGCAGGGGGCACTCGGGCAGGCGGGGCAAGCAGGACAGTACGGTGGTCAGCTGGCGCAAGAGGCGTTCGGGGCGAACTCGCCGACGTCCTACGCGCAGCAGTTCGCGCAGCAGGCGTTCAACCCGCAGTCGCAGAATGCGATCTACCAGCAGTCTGCGAACCGGCTGCTCGATACGCTCCGGCCGGGCGAGGCCGCGCGTGGCATCCAGAATCAGGGTGGGGCGCAGGATGCGGAGTCGCAGGCGCTCCGGGACCTGTCGTTCCAGACCGCGCAGCAGCAGCAGACGAATCAGACGCAGGGGATCCAGAACCTGCTGGGGGCGCAGGCCGGTCAGGGACAGGCCTTGAATCCGCTGCTGTCGGCCGCCGGGCTCCAGGGAAACATTGGGCAGATGCAGGGCGGCCTGGCGGGTTTGCAGGGGCAGCTCGGACAGCTGCTCGGGGGTGCCGCACAGGGACAAGCGGGCCTCGCGCAGTCCGGCATCGATCCGACGATGGCGCTCCTCGGGCAGATTCCCGGGCTGGTTGGGTTGCAGGGCGCCGGGATCTCGCCGGCGGCCGGGCTGCTCGGGCAGGTGCCGGGGTTGGCGAATCTCCAGAGTTCGCCCTACAACCTGCCGTTCCAAGGGATCCAGAATTACTTGGGGCTCCTCGGGTTCGGGAACCAGGGTGCGCAGAACCTGACCGGTCTGACGTCGCCGCAGATCGGCAACGTCTCCGGCCAGAGTAGCTTCGGGCTCCTCTGATGGATCCGCGACTCCTCCAGATCCTGCAGGCGCTCGGAATGAATCCCGGGGCGATGGGCGGCGGCATGGGCGCCATGGGCGCCATGGGCATGCCGCAGATGCAGCCGCCGATGCAGTCGATGGTGCGCCAGACCCCGGGGATGCCCATGCAGCCTGGCGGCGGACATCAGCTGTCAATCCAGTCACTCCTCGGCGGCCTGATGAACCAGCAGCAGCAGCCAGGACAGACCCCCACCGGGCCGCCGATGCAGTCGGCGCAGGGCCCGCCACCCGGACAGTTGCCCCCCGGCATCCAGCAGGGCATCACGCAGGCGCAGTCGCCCCCGCCGCTCCAAGCCGCGCAGGGGCCCGGCGTGCAGTCGCTCCTCGGGTTCGGCGCGCAGCAGCCGCCCGCACAGCCACAGGGGTGGGGCAGCGTGCTCTCCGGCTTCGGGAACACGCTGTCCAACTGGCTGAACCCGCAGACCCCGGATCGGAACCAGGCCGAGAACCTGCCGGCAAACCCGATGGCGTTCGATCCCGGCCAGCACAGTCTCAAACTCGGGTCGCTGATCGCGGCGGCCATAGCGGCCTGAGATGCCGGATTCGTTCCTCGAAGGGCTCGGGACGGTGCTGGGAGACGTCTCCCTGTTCCTCCGGCCGCTCTCGCAGTGGGGGAACATCCCGAGCGTCATGGCGCAGCGGGAGAAGCTCGCGACCGATCCGGGCGTCCGCTCCTACCTAGGCCAGCATCCGTTCGCGAAGGGGTTGCTGGTCGGCGGGGGCCCGCTCCCGGACATCAACCCGGTGCAGCAGGCGGCGCAGACGAAGGCGAGTCTCTTCAACCGGGCTGCCGAGGGCGACCCCAGCCTCACCGAGGAGCAGCGGCGCCTCGTCGGCATCAAGCCGACGTTGGAGGAAGAACTCGCGCAGGTGGTTGGTGGCGGCGGCGGCGGAGTCGGAGCCGGAAACATGCGGGTCAAGGGGATCGGCCCGGGCGGCATCACGATGGAGCGCCAGCCGCCTCCGTCGCCGACCCTCAACCCAGTGCAGGGCCATCCGGGGCTCAACTACGATCCGAACACCG